CGGCGACGTAGTTCAGATTTCTAACGGTACCGTTGTGCGTTCGTCGTACACACCCGCGTCTTCGCCGACCACGCCTATTGCTGGCACCATCGGCATTTTCTTGGGTTGCTCGTACACCAGCCCTTCCACCGGCCAGAAACTGTTCCAACAGTTCTATCCGGCTAACACGGCTGCAAACGACATCGTCGCCATCGTGGTGGACGATCCCCGTGCGCTGTTCAAAGCAGTTGTCACGACCCAAAGCACGTCGCTGGCGAACAACAGCACCACCGTGGGCTTCCTGAACCCCTACTATGTCGGCTCTAACCTGTATCAGGTTGGTGGCGCTGGTGGCGTGACGGGCAGCACCCTCACTGGTGACTCGGCGTTCTCCGTGTCGGGCGCTGTTGTGAGTTCTGGCACCGCTGGTGCTGGTGATCGCGTGACCTCGGCTCTGCCGTTCCGTATGGTTGGCGTTGTGCCTGAGACTGCTGTGACCCTGTCGGGCACCGGCAGCACCTCTGGCTCGTCTGCCACGGTGACGCTGACTGCTGCTGTGTCGGGCCTGCGCCCTGGCATGCAGTTGGTCTGCCCGACTGGCACTGGTACCCTGGCCGGTAACTACGCAACCGTGATCAACGTGGCTACCACCACGCTGACCCTGAACGCGTCTGTTACTCTGGCTTCTGGCTCGGCGCTGTCCTTTGTGGGCTTCCCCGAAGTTTTGGTGGCTTGGAACGGAAACTTCCACAGCTATAACAACACCACGGGTGTCTAAGGAGTAATTCAAAATGGCAATTTCTCGTGCCCAACTACTGAAAGAACTCCTGCCGGGTCTTAACGCCCTGTTTGGCATGGAGTACGCTCGCTACGGCGAAGAGCACAAGGAAATCTACGAGACTGAAAAGTCCGAGCGTTCCTTTGAAGAAGAAACCAAGCTGGCTGGCTTCAGTGCCGCTCCGGTGAAGAACGAAGGTCAGGCCATCGCGTATGACAATGCGCAGGAAGCCTTTACCGCTCGTTACAACCACGAGACTATCGCCCTTGGCTTCTCGATCACCGAGGAAGCAGTGGAAGACAACCTGTATGACAGTCTGTCTGCCCGCTACACCAAGGCTCTGGCCCGTGCGATGTCCTACACCAAGCAGGTCAAGGCTGCATCGGTGCTGAACAACGGCTTCAACACTGCCTATCCGGGCGGTGATGGCGTGCCCTTGTTCTCGACCGCGCACCCCCTGGTGTCTGGTGGTACCAACAGCAATACGCCCGCCGTCGCTGCTGACCTGAATGAGACTTCTCTTGAGAATGCCGTCATTCAGATCGCTGCATGGACGGATGAGCGTGGTCTGCTGATCGCTGCCAAGCCCATCAAGCTGGTGATCCCGCCCGCACTGATGTTCACGGCCAAGCGTCTGCTTGACACGGAACTGCGTGTGGCCACTGCTGATAACGACATCAACGCTATCAAGCAGATGGGTGCCATCCCCGGTGGCTATACCGTCAACCACTTCTTGACCGACAGCAATGCGTGGTTCCTGACCACGGACGTGCCCAACGGTCTGAAGCACTTCGAGCGTGTGGCCATGTCTACGTCAATGGATGGTGACTTTGACACCGGCAACGTGCGCTACAAGGCCCGCGAGCGTTATTCGTTCGGCTGGTCTGACCCCCTGGGTATCTTCGGTTCGCCAGGAGCTTGAGGGTTTACCCTCTAAAAACGGCCCTTCGGGGCCGTTTTTTATTGCCTGTTTTTCTGTTACCGTGTTACCTGTTTCGAACCACAAGGAGCTAACATGGACACAGCCAACCTACCCAAGACCCGTGCCGAAGCCAAGGCCGCTGGGGCCGCTCACTATTTCACGGGCGAACCCTGCAAGCACGGGCATATTGCTCCGCGCAAGACCAAGGGCGCCTGCATTGCGTGTCTTAGGTTGGAGTGGGAGAGAGGTAGCCAGACCCGCGCAGAGTACTTCCGCCAGTACAACCGATCAGACGCCGGTAAAGAAGCCAAGCAGCGGTACTACGAAGCCAACAAGGCGGACGTTATTGCCAAAGCCCGGTCAACCCCCAATCAGTTGAAGAACGCTTATCGCAAACGATGGAAAGAAGAGAACCTGCTGGCCATCCGTGCGGATACTAAAGCGCGGCGACGTAAACATCGTTCAGCTACACCGCCTTGGCTTACAAGGAAGGAAAAGGGCGAGATACGCGCCATGTACCAAGCGGCCATTCTTTCTTCCAAGATAAGCGGTGAGCGGTATGTGATCGACCACATCTACCCGCTCCGTTCTGACGTGGTGTGCGGGCTTCACGTGCCCTGGAATCTGCGGATCATCACGCAGCAAGAAAACTTGGAGAAGTCTAATGCGCTGCCAGACGATAGTTTTGCTCTTGCGTTTCAGCCCACCCCGTGATACAACATCGTCAGTCCCAAGATTCCAACCTGCTTGCTGACCGGCTTGGCGGACTGACCTCACAGACAGCAAGCGCAATTGAGGAGCCATCATGGCAAATACGACCTTCACCGGACCAGTTCGGTCACAAAACGGTTTTCAAGACATCTCCATCAGTTCCACCACGGGCGCGGTCACTGTTAACGCCACCTTTGGTGCGGCAACCACTGTTTCTTCCCTGACTGCTAGCGGTGCAATCACTTCGACCGGCACGGGTGGAGTTGGCTACGCAACGGGCGCAGGTGGGGCAGTTACCCAAACAATTAGTCGCACGACGGGCGTTACCCTCAATAAGCGTTGCGGCACCATTACGCTGTTTAGCGCAGCCGGTTCTGCTACTGCTGCATCGTTCACCGTGACCAACAGCACCATTGGCGCAAACGATGTGATCATTTTGAATCAGGCTTCTGGAACGAACCTGTATAACTTCATCGTGACCGCAGTTGCTGCCGGTAGTTTTACCGTCACGTTCTTCACCACGGGCGGTACTGCAACCGATGCTCCGGTGGTCAATTTTGCTGTGATTGACGGCGTGGCCGCTTAATAGGAGCGCATCATGGCGATGCAATACGACGTCAAAGCGGCGTACACCACTGCGGACGCGGCGATGGTTACTTACCGCGCTCGCATCAAAGGTGCGTACGTCGCCGTGTCTTCAGCCGGTACTGACCCAGTCACGTTCTACGACAACGCTTCGGCGGCTTCTGGAACGATACTGTTGCAGGTGGGTGCCAACGCTGCCGGTTGCCACACTGTGGTGATTCCAGGCGAAGGCATCTTGGCTGAGAACGGTATCTTCTGTGACACCGGCAGCGCCGCTGCGGTGACTTTGTTCTATGGCTAAGACCCCGGCATGGCAACGCAAGGAAGGGAAGAACCCCAAGGGCGGCTTGAACGCCAAGGGGCGAGCCTCCTACAACGCCGCGAATCCAGGGAAGCCGGGACTGAAGGCACCTCAGCCCGAGGGCGGTCCACGCCGCGACTCTTTTTGCGCCCGTATGAAAGGGATGAAAAAGAAGTTGACGAGCGAAAAAACCGCAAAAGATCCGAATTCGAGGATTAACAAATCCTTGCGGGCGTGGAACTGTTGACATGCCAAGCACAAGCGGTAAGCAGCACAGGTTCATGGCGGCGGTGGCTAATAACCCAGCGTTTGCCAAGAAGGCGGGCGTTCCCCAGTCAGTGGGGGCCGAGTTCATGAAAGCGGACAAAGGCCGCAAGTTTGCAAAAGGTGGCGAGATGAAAGAGTCCAAGGCGATGGTTAAGAAGGAGATCGGCTTCATGAAGAAGGCTGGTGCTCCTAAGTCAATGATCAAACACGAGGAGTCCGAAATGAAGGGCATGAAGAAGATGGCTATGGGTGGCAGCGCCGGTAACGGCATCACCAAGGCCAAGATGGGCACCGTCAAGACCGCTGCTCCGAGCCGCGATGGCGTGGCCACCAAGGGCAAGACCAAGGGCACCATGATCAAGATGGGCGCTGCCAAGCCTCTGGGCATGAAGCGCGGCGGAAAGACTTGCTGACATGAAGCGCCGCTATAACGATGGCGGTGGCGTCTTCCGCGAAGGCATGGAAGTTCCTGCCAATACGGAAGACATGAAGTCTGCTCCGAAGCCGCTTACTCCAGCGCAGCGTCTTGGAAAGATGAACATCGACAGAACGGGCAAGCTGACTCCGGCAGAGCGTCGGAAGTTGGAGCGCGACATGAAGATGGCATCTGACCCAATTCCCAAGGCCAAGGGCGGTACGGCTTCATCTCGTGCTGACGGTATCGCCATGCGCGGCAAAACCCGTGGAAAGATGGTGTAACCATGATGCCTAGCCGGGGGATGGGGGCAATCGCCCCCTCCAAGATGCCCAAGAAGAAGGTCATCCGACGCAAGGATGACCCGAACGACGTTGATATGTACGCCGAAGGCGGCAAGGTGAAAGCCAAGTACATGAAGTTTTCTGAAACCGGAAAACCCGTTGGTATGGCGCCAGTCCAAATCAAAAAGATGAAGGACGGCGGCACATCAAAGGTCAACGAGGCGGGCAACTACACCAAGCCCGGTATGCGCAAGTCGCTCTTTGAGAAGATCAAGGGGCAGGCTGTGCAGGGCACGGCGGCAGGTCAGTGGAGCGCCCGCAAAGCGCAGCTTCTGGCCAAGCAATATAAAGCTAAGGGCGGAGGTTACCGTGGCTAGTAAATTTCCCGATCTGACCGGCGACGGCAAGGTTACCCAGGCTGACATCCTCAAAGGTCGTGGTGTTGAAGCCGCGAAGAAGGGTGGCATGGCCAAGGGCGGCAAGTTCATCCAAGAGGCCATCAAGAAACCCGGTGCCCTGCGCAAGTCGCTTGGCATCAAGGAAGGCAAAACTATCCCCGCTAAGACGCTTGCCAAGGCTGCTAAGGCTCCGGGCAAGTTGGGTCAGCGGGCACGGTTTGCTCAGACCCTCAAGGGTTTTAAGAAGTGAAAAAGCCGCATCAGTCTCTGAAGGACTGGACTGACCAGAAGTGGAGAACCAAAAGTGGTAAACCGTCTAGTAAAACTGGTGAGCGATACCTTCCAGAAGCTGC